CAGCGCCGTCTGGATCGCCGTCTCGAGGGCCGCGGTTGGGTCTGCCATCACTCCCCCACAATGCGCCGGATGGCGCTCATAAACCGCTCTTTCACCGCCTCGACCGCGGGCCGCAAAAAGGGCCGCGGCGCGATCTTGGCGTTCGGTGCCCCGAACTCGAGGTGCGCCGCGTACTCTGCCGTGAACCCCGTCTCATAGTCGGCCTGGCCGAGCTTTTTGGTGTAGGCGCTGTTGACCAGTGCGCCGGTGTCCGTCGCCGGCGCCTCGTTGGGGGCCGAGGCTTGATGGCGCTTGGACGCTTGCCCCTTGCGTGCGATGAACGAAACCTCTTTGCCCTTCGCAGTCTTGAATGAGATCTGCTGCTCGCCCAGCTCGTAAATGCGTCCCGACTTCGGCGGGTTCATGATCGCGAGCTGCGCCCGCGCCTGGATGTCCTCGGCCGTGCGCTCGCACTCCTCATCGATCTCCCGCGCCATCTGTTCGCCGATCGCGGCAAAGTGCGAGTACTCGAGGACGATTTCGGTCTCGTTGGCCATCTACCCCTCCACCGCCAACACCCGCAGCGCCGTCGCCCACGATGCGCCCGTCAGCACCGCGAGGATCTTGTACAGCCGTCCATTGACCGTCAGCTCGTCGTCTGCCACGACGTCCGCGTCGTAGGGCAGCGTGATCGTCACTGCCACCGCGCTCGTGATGCGCGCGGCGATCTCCAGCTCGCGCCCCGAGGTCGGCGCTACCCGACAGGCGTAGGTCGTCGTGACGTCGCTGTCGGTGTATCCGCCCATGCCGTCGGGCGTCTCGATTGCCCGGGTGCGCGTCGCCGTGTCGGGCAGCGCCAGTGCTTGGGTCGCGCGCATCTGGGCGAGGTCGGTGCTACTCAGCATCAGTCGTCATCCGGTTCCGGTAGATTGCCGATCCATGGGAACGTTTGCTCGACGTTCTCTTCCGGCCACTTGGTCAGCCGGGCGCTCGTTGCCGTGCGCCGCGCCCGGTGATGCCGCGCCTGCTTCATCGCCTGCTCGTACTGCTGCGAGAGGTGGTAGGTCGCGCCGTCCGCGCCAAAATCGCTCTTGGTCGCCAGCGCAGCGGCCTTTTCCTCCCACACGTCGGCGGCGGCGGCGTGCAGATCGTAACTGGGGATCCAGTTGTCGTTTGCGTCTTGGGTCGGTGGCTCCGTCGAGGTGTCCCACGTGTACGGCGCCTCGCCGCGCTCATCGAGGAGTGGGTACGCCTCGATGTAGCCGGCTAGGGCGTCGTCGTCGTAGGTGTCCTCGGTGGATTCCGCCACCATCCGCCGAAGCTGCGCGATCTGTGCCGCCGTCGCCGCCATGGTCACCTCACTCAGGCGTGGATGTACTCGACGTAGTAGGTGCCCACGAGCCCCGCCACCGACGCCGAGGGCGTCACGGTCAGGTACTCGTCAGACCCCCACTCAACCACCGCCGCGGCGACCGCGGTGTCGACGCACTGCTCGACGTTGTCCACCAGAATCGCGGCCGCGTTCACGTCGACGCCGTCGATCAGCTCGTCATTGCTCGTGCCCGTTGCCGCCACGCCGGCGTCTACCGTCGCGGCGCCGGTGGAGGGCGTGGTCACGTTGAGGATGAACCGCGTGATGAGGAGGTCTTCCCCTTCCGGGTTCGCCAGGTTGAGCATGTCCCCGCCGGCGAACGTGGTCGCCGGCGTCAGGTCACCGTACAGGCATCCCTTACCCTGACCCATCTTTTTACCTCACGGTTTCTGAGGCCGGTCACGCGACCGACCTCGCTGTTCGTTCGTCGCTCGATCTCGATACCCCGGCGATCCCCCGACTTAGGTCGTCGGGTTCGTCGGCACACCCGCGCCGGCGTTCGGCGCCGGGTCGCTCGTGTAGACGCGGGTCACCACGTCGGCCCAGCCATCGATGCCCACAAGGCGGCAGCGGCACAGGTCGACGTAGTGCGTCGCCCCGGCTCCGCCGATCTTGAATGCATTGTCGATCGGGGCCGCCCAGTTGACCGACTGGCTGTAGAACAGGCAGTCTTCCCAGCTGTTGAGGCCGGCGGCGGCGGTGTCCAGATTGACCATGAACTTGCCCGCCGTCTCCGAGTAGGACAGGAAGCGGCAGCGCCGGAAGAGGTTCTTCGAGCTGGTCGCCATGACGAGCTCGGCATTCGCGGCGGCGCGCAGGATCGTGTCCAGGCCGATGGTGCAGTCCTCGAAGTAGTTCTCTGCCGCGCCGGTGAGCGCCAGCGACCAGCTCCCCGCGCGCGCGCCGGGCGTGGCGTGGGCCATGCCGGCGAACATCACGTTCTTGAAGTGGCAGCGATCGCCGGTCACGATCGCGGCGCCCGAGTCCACATCCGCGTCGGCGCCGTTGTAGATCTGCACGTTCTTGACGATGCAGCCGTTGCCCGCGAAGGTGATCACCTGGGTGAGGTCGGCCGCGGCGGTGCCCACGATGCGACACCGCTGACCGAGGCCCGGCAGGTCGGCGCTCATACCGACCAGGTGGGTATAGTCCTTGTTCCAGTTGATCGCGGTCGCCGGGTTGTCAGCCGTGTCGCGCGCGACCATCAGCACGACGTCGTTCTTGTCCGCCACGCACTTGGCGAACGCCGCCGTAATGCTGGCCAGCGGCGCGTCGAACGTCGTGCCGGGGTTGCTGTCGCTCCCCAGCTCGGTGTCGACGATGTAGATCTTGGACCCCTTGGCCCGCGGGATGCCCACCAGCGAGAGGTACTCCGTCAGTGCCCTCGGAAACAGTCCCATCGTGAGTCTCCTTTCCCGCCGCGATCCCGGATCCCTGTGGCTCCGGGCGCAGCCGCGGGGAGTATTACGCCGTCAGCACGGCAAAGGGGAAGCGGGTCGCGTCGGTCTCGTTGATCGCGTTGACCGGGTTGGGCAGCGCGAAACCGAGGCGCATCACCGCACGCAGCGCCACCATGTCCTGCTGCGCGAGGTTGTAGATGATGTTGCCGCCCGCGTCCTGGATCACAGCCTCGGTGAGCACCTTGTAGGTCATGTCCTGACGCATGGCCCACACGAGCTGGGACCAGTCGCCGGCAATATCGAGGCCGGTGGCCGCCACGATCGAGCCGTCGAGCGGGAAAAACACCGGCGCGCCGTCCAGCTCGTAGCGCGTGGTGTCCTGCATCGAGCGGGTAAAGATCGGGTTGCCGTCGGCGTCACGCACGCCGCGCAGCATGCCGCGGAACGAGACGTGCGCCACGTGGCCGTTGACCATGAACCCGTCCGCCTCGACGAGCATGAGCTGGCCATCGGTGCCGTCGGCCTTTTCACTCATGATCGCTTCGTAGAGATCGGTGTAGGCCGCCGCCGAGATGGTGTGCCCTGCCGCCGTGGATCCCGCCACGAGGCCCGCGGCGCCCAGGTTCGTGGTCCAGGTCGCCGGGATGTTGGTGCCATAGAGCACCGCCTGGACGATCGTCTTGTTGAAGGCGCGCACCAGCTCGGGGCGCACCTGGCTCCAGATGTCATAGTCCGCGTCGTCGAGCACCGACTCGGGGATGGGCACAATCGCCGCAACTTCGGCCGCGTCGATGTACTTGTTCTCCCACGAGATCTCGGTGGTCTGCTTGAGGCCGGTCTCACCGCTCACAAAGTAGGCGGTGGCCATTCCGGCCATCACCGGCATGCGCGTCTGCGCCCGACTCATGTTGGGCAGCCGGCGCGCGAGCTGCATGATCGGGTTCGTGCCCGCGATGTCCTGCAGGAGGACGTTGGACACCTCCTCGGGGATCAGCGCCGCGGCATCGGTCCGCGAGATCACACTGTTGTAAGGCATCTCCCTTTACTCCCTGCCGCGGCTAGCCCCTACCGGCCGCCCGGCGAATGAAATCGTTCATTCCCCCCGCATTCGACGGGGGGCTGTTCGTTCCGTTGCCCGCATTGCCCGGCGGCGTGGGCTTGCGAAATAGCTCCGGTACCGCCGCCTTGATCGCTTCCCAGTTGGGGTTGCCGCGCCCATCGAAAAGCCCCTGCGCCTGTGCGATGGCGAACGCCGCGCCCGGGTTGGTGCAGCTGATCTCCGGCCGCATCGCTCCCTCGAGGAAATCCGCCCGTCGCTTCGCCGTCTCGATCTCGGCCGTCATCTGCGTGAGCAGTGCCTTGGCGCCCTCGGCGTCGTTCTTACCGATGGCCTTGGTCAGCTCGCCGAGCTGCTGTTGCAGGGCGTCTCGCTCCTGCCGCGTCGCCTGGACGGTGTTCTTCAGCCCCGTCGTGTGCTGCTCATACAGCGCCCGATCCGCCTCGGGCAGCGCCGCGATGACGGTGTCCCAGGTGCGTGGCGTGTTGGCGCCGTCGCCCCCGCCTTGATCCGGCGGCGTGTTCGTGGCGCCGGGTTGCGCCGGCGGCGTCCCACCACCGGTGCTCGCACCTGCCCCACCACCGTCCGGGGCGTAGCATCTCCGATCCCGCGCGATCCCCCACATGGTTCTCCTGCTCCCGCGGCATCTCGCCGCTGTGATCTATCGCCGGCCTCTCGCCGGCCCCGATTCCACGGGCGTCTCGCCCGTCGAGTACCCTACGAAGCGCCGGCCGCGATTCCACGGGCGTCTCGCCCGTCGAGTACCCTACGAAGCGCCAGCCGCGGCCATGGGGAGCTGCGCTTGCCCCATGCTCGCCAGGCGTGTCACCGGCGTCACCGCCAATCCGCGCCCCCAGGTATCGTCCCAGGTCGGCGTGACCAAGTCGCTAAAGTCAAACTTACCCTCGCTCCACAGCTCGTAGCGCCCCGCGCCCATCATGGCACGCTGCCGCTCTACCGACTGCGCCGCGAACCACTGTGGCCCGTACTGCCACGAGAGCGCCGGCACGCCTTCGACCTCGGGGATGGCGGTGCAATTATGTGTTATAATGCCATTGGCGTTGTACCACTCTGCCGCTGTTTGGAGGTTATACACGTGACCAGAAAATGCTCTGACGCCGATTTCGAGCACGCGATCCAGGCATACGTTGCCGGCGAGAGAGCGGAGACTGCTGCTTCCCGCGTCCACACTTCTGGCAAGCGCCTCACGGATGCCCTCAAGGCTCGCGGCCTGTTCCGCTCCCTCAAGGAGAGCCGCGCGATCGCCGGCGCCAAAATGGGCAAAACGCAACACGCCGCTCTCGGACTGCCCGATCAGGAGATCGCCACACGCTATCTGGCCGGCGAATCCGAAAATGCCCTCGCACAAGCATACGGTGTCACGCGCACGGCAATTCACACCTGCCTGCGACAT